GTTGGAGATGTCCAAGATGGAGGAGGTGAACTTCAAGGTGGTCGACAAGGCCCTGGTGACGATGATGTTGGTGTTCTTGGAGCACAAGAGGGGCACGAGCACGTCCTTGCAGATCAACAGGTACCTCTTGCACTCGGCCTTGGGGTACGTGACGTGGAGGGAGAAGCTCGTCAGGGACATCAACAACGACCCCATCAGGAGCAGGTTGGAGAGCTACGTGAGGATCATGCAGCTGAACTGGTACCACATGATGATGTCCAAGGTGGAGGACAACTGGTCCAAGAGGATCATCAAGATGGCGTCCACCGACTCGTCCTACGACAGGGTGTTCATCCCCAGCTTCTTCGACATCAACACCGAGATCGAGTTCAGCATGTCCATGAACGAGATCTACGTCGGGAACCTGTTCGACAAGGAGGCGGGGTTCATGGACCACAGGATCAAGGGGATCGTGTCCAAGATGACCACCGCGGAGAAGCACTACTTGGCGGTGAGGGAGTCGAAGTGGTCCGAGGGGAAGGTGGACGACTTGGAGGAGTTCTTGAACAGCCCGGACGAGTTGCACACGTTCGACTTGAACTTCGTCGTGTCCGCGACGAAGATCTTCTTCAAGAAGAAGTACAACGCGGTCATGCTGATGGACAGCTTGGTCAAGTCGTTGTCGGACACGACGGAGTCCGCGATGATGATGACGTCCTCGCTGATCGAGGGCCCCTACAGGTCGGAGGTGTTGAACTTCAACGAGAAGGTCATCAAGTCGAAGTCGTTCTTGACCTTGTTCGACGAGATAGAGAACTGCTCGACGTTCCTCTTGACGGGGCTCATATCGATGGAGGAGTACGTCGAGGCGATCTTCACCTTGTTCCCCAAGTCGCAGATCGGGGGGCCCAGGGAGATCTTGATCCAGTCGGTGAAGCTCCGGATCATGGTGAAGCTGCTGGAGGTCATCAGCAAGAACTTCGGCGAGAAGCACGAGAAGGAGATGTTGACGAAGCACAGGAGGAAGGCGGAGCTGCAGTCGGACAAGATGACGGCGTTCAAGGACCTGCTGATCTACATGAAGAAGAAGGGGGAGATCTGCCTCTACGGCGCGTTGAACGCGGACGCCACGAAGTGGGCGCCCGGGTTCGTGATGGAGCACTTCGCGTACTTCGTGTACAACTGGGAGATGGACGAGAGGCT